TGATGGAGTGGAACTTCGCGAGCGACGGCAACCCGCCGCAGCTGGCAATCGAGATGACGCTGCGCGAGACGGCGTCGACTGTTTACGACTGGACCGTGAACGACGAGATCTACGTCGACGATGCGCCGAACACGACGCTGCCGAATCCGTTCACGCTCTCCGCTCCGACCAACCTCACGCTGACCGCGGACGGTACGACCCAGCTGATCCAAGCCGACGGCACGGCGCTGCCTCGCATCCTGGTATCTTGGACCGCGCCGGCTGAAGAGTTCATCCAAGCCGGTGGCCTTGTGGTCATCGAGTACAAGGAGTCGACATCCTCGACGTGGCTCACGTGGTCCAGACTAGAAGGGTCGCAAACGACGGATTACTTCTCAAGCGACGTAAAGATTGGGCTGACTTACGACGTTCGCATTTACGGACTATCTTTCTTTCAAGTAACCACCAGTTACGTCTCAGGTAGCGTCACGGTGCAAAAGGATACGACTGCACCTGCAATCCCGACGAACCTCACCGCAACGCTAGGAACTGGGGCGGCTGTGAGTCTCGACTGGGATGACTCGACCGCACCCGACTTCTCCGAGTATGGCGTTTACCGCAACACGACTGGCGTCACTCCGGCCAACGCGACCACGAACAAGATCGCAGAGGTCGACGCTTCTCGCTTTGTCGACGTCGACGTGACGCTCGGCACCACGTATTATTATTGGGTCAATGCATACGATAGACTCGAAAACGTATCGGGATTTGCAGACAAGGTGCAGGCGACTCCGGTCGCAATAGGTTCTGGGTCTGTCTCCAGCGTTGCGCCATCGACGCCGAACGCTCCGACCTACGCGAGTGAGACGACCTACCTCGCGACGGACGGCACCGCTCTGGCGCGCATCACCGTCACGGCTCCTGCGATGCCAACTGGTGGCGCGCTGCTTCAGATCCTCTACCGGCGCAGCGGAGCGAGCGAATACGTGGTTGCGAACGTGCTCTCGTCTGGTTCGATTGCGGCGTCTATTGATGACCTTGCTCCTGGCGTCGCGTATGAGTTCGCGGCCCGAGCGATCTCATTCTCGAACACGCCCAGCGCGATCTCGGCTACGCTCTCCCGCACGGCTCCGAATTACTCGGGCACGGTAACCACGCCGGCCGGCGGCGCAATCTCCGCGGATGGCGTAAAGCCTGCCTACGTCACCGGAACGACGACATTCCTTTTCGGCACGCGCGTCTCTTGGAGTCCGAACACGCAGTCGGACTTTTCCTATTACGAGGCCAAGGTGACCGGAACCAATTCGGACGGCGCGACCGACTACTCGTGGTCGCCAGCTACCGGATCCAACGCGCCGATCACGACGCGCGACACGGAATGCTTTTTCTACAACTCAACCCTAGCCGCTGGCTGGGTTCGCGTTCGAGCAGTCAATCGGACGGGAAGCTTTTCTGCGTGGGCAAGTCTGGGCAACGCGAACGGAGCAGCCAACATCGGAACAGGCAGCATCTCAAAATATGCTGACTCGAACGTCACGACGACCGGCATCAAGACCGGCGGCGGAAGCAGCACGCGGCAGATCAACGTCATCTTCTCGGACTCGGTCGTCGTTTCTCTAGCCGGCGGCGCGACCACCGAGAGCTTCAACGTGTCGCTGACCAACCGCGGCTTCGGGGCCAAGCCTGACATCGGCACCGCGCAATGCGCTTCAAACGCGAACCTCGTCGCGGCCTACGACTTCGACGCGGCGGGCAACTCGAGCACTAACGCCGTGGTGCGCGTGACCACGCTCGACGGCACCAACGTGCCAGCCGGCAACGCGCGCTTCTCGGTCGAGTTCACCGAATACACCTGACCTATGGCTCTCCAGAAATCCTTCACCCTGCCGAGCGGCATCTCGGGCAACTACATCCGCCTCGTCGCGCACCGCTGGGACCGCGCCGCGCGGGAGTCGTCTGCGCTGTTCGCGCTCTACGTCGACTCGGCCGCGGCTCATTCGGGCAAGGCGCCGCTCACGCCGTGGATCGCAAAGCTCTGGCTGCGCGACGCGAAGTTCGACCAGTACCTGAGCAACGCGGAGCTCTCGACTCCAGGCATCCTCGCGCAGCTTTACGTCGCGGCGAAGGCCGAGCCGATCAGCTGCGACTTCGGCAGCGATGCGCTCGCGGACGCGGTCGACGTCTGACTGTCAGATCTCGCCGGACAGAATGTTGAGAAAAAGAGTTGACTAGGCCGTTGCGAGTCTCCTTGGTTGTGAGCGCAACGACAATGATCCGCTCACTAATCCTCCTTACGCTGGCCTCCGCCAGCCACGCCGCGCCGCCGGAAAGCTTCTGGCGGGCGCTTCACCAAGTCGAGACCAGCGGCCGGCACGGCGCCATCCTTGGCGACAACGGCCGCAGCCTCGGGCCGCTCCAGATCTCCCGCGCCTATCACGCTGACTCGCGGGTCGCCGGATCCTACGAGCAGGTGACCGACCTCGCCTACGCGCGCCGCGTCGCGACTGCCTACCTCAAGCGTTACGCGCCTGCTGCGTGGGAAGCTGGCGACGTGGCGACCCTCGCGCGGATCCACAACGGTGGGCCGACCGGACACCGCAAGACGGCGACGCTGGGATACGCCGACAAGGTGCGGAGGGCGATGCGATGACCAAAGCGCGCAAGATGCTCTTCAGTAGCGGCTCGAACTTTGCCCACTACGAGCTCGGCCAAGCCGTCTGCTTCCGGCATTACGCCGAGTTCGCGCGCGACGAGCTTGCGCGCCGGTGCGCTCGGTCGTCTATGCGCCAGCACGCGCTCACTTACACGCGCGAGATCCTCGCGATGCAGGGCAAGCAGTTCCGCCTGCTCGGCCGATGAACAACAACTTCAACCGGAGCAACCCGATCAAGAACCTGACCGGCGGCGGCCACTCCGCGGCGCGCTACACCGGCACGCACGGGCACGTCGAACGCTCGCACTACTGGGTCTTCATCCCGGGCGAGGGCTGGGTGACGTGGCGTGAGATTCACCGCCAGGTCACCGCATCCTTCCGCGACTGGGAGATGCGCCACATCCTCGGACTCCGTAAACCCAAAGCAAAAACACAATGACCGATCAACACGCAGAACAGATCATCGCCGAGCTCCGCGCCATTCGCGCGCTGCTCGCCAACAAGCCAGCGGCTCCGGCCGCAGCTTCCGCGCCGGCTCCGGCTGGTGCGCCCAAGGAAATCCCGCAGCCGACCGAGATCGTGGCCGACCCAGGCTCGGTCGAGGTGCACTTCGGGAAAAACAAGGGCACGCCGCTTCGCTCGCTCGGCGCGAAGTCGGTCGAGTGGTACGCTCAGGAGCCGGAGCCGCGCATCGGCAACAACGGCAAGCCGTTCCCACCTCGGCCCGAGGACGTGCGCTTGAGGAACGCCGCGCGCCAGCTGGTGCACGGCAACCGCGGCACGCTCGCTGCCGGCACGAGGGTCACGCTCGTCAGCGAGACGCTGACCGAGGAAGTGCCGTTCTAAATTTAAAGGGCGCGACCGAGACTTCCCAGCCGCGCCCTCAACCCAGAAGCAAAACACAACAGAACAAGAGCCAGACAATGAACACCGAAACCGTCAAAGAAGATACGCAACTCGCGGCCACGCCCGCGGCCAAGATCAACAAAGCGCCGGTCACCTTCGGCGCCCAGGGCGTGCAACTCGCCAGCCTTGAGGACGCCTACCGATTCGCGAACGCCATCGTCGCCTCGGGCTTTGCGCCTAAAGGGATGGAGAAACCCGAGTCGGTCCTCGTCGCGATCCAGCTTGGCGCCGAGCTCGGGCTTACGCCGATGGCTGCGCTCCAGAATACGGCCGTGATCAACGGCCGGCCCGCAATCTACGGCGACGCCGCGCTCGCGCTGGTCCGCGCCTCGGGCCTACTGACTAGCTACAAGGAGGAGGAGATCGGCGAGCCGAACACCGACGCGCACGGCTACCGCGTGACCGCCGCCCGCGGCGATGCGACCACCGTCGAGACCTTCACGGTCGCAGACGCCAAGCGGGCGAAGCTCTGGGCCAAGGCCGGCCCTTGGACTGACTACCCGAAGCGGATGCTACGTTTCCGCGCCCGCGGCTACGTGTTGCGCGACTTGTTCGGCGACGTCCTCAAGGGACTCCGCACCGTCGAGGAGGCGCGAGACATCCCTGCCGAGCCGGTCAACGTCACGCCGCGCGGGCTGGGAGAGAACCTCTAAGCACATTCCAAAATGGAAACCACACACGAAATCAAGAAGGCCGCGGTCATCGCGGCGGCCAGCGAACAGGTCCGAGCCTTGCTCGAGACTCACTACGACGCGATGCGTAAGGCGGCGGAGGAGTCCTTCGTCGACGACGAGAGCCAGGCCGAGCCGAAGGCTAAGGCCAGCTTTACGATCGAGTGGGACGCGCTCGCGATGGCGCCCACCGTGACAGTCAAGGTCGGCTGGTCGGTGCGCTTCAAGGACGAGTCCGAGTCGGTAGTCGATCCGCTCCAGGCCAAGCTCGAGATCGGAGGTGCCGAATGAACGCCGCGATCCGAGGCGAGCCGTCCGAAGTTTACCACGCGACGGACGCCATCAGCCACTCGAAGCTTGAGGTCTTCCGCCGGCGGCCGGCGCTTTACCACCGCAAGTACGTGCTGCGCGTCGTGCCTGACGTGGACTCCTCCGCGTTCGTGCTCGGCCGCGCGACGCACGCTGCGGTGCTAGAGCCGATCACGTTTGAGCAGCGTTACGCTCAACGGCCGGAGGGTATCGACCGCCGAACCAAGGAGGGCAAGGCCAGCTGGGAGCAATTCGTCAGCGCCAACGCGGGCAAGGAGATCCTCGACGCGGACGAGATGCGGGTCGTGCATCAGATGCGCGATGCGGTTCGGGCGCATCCAGCGGCCTCGGAGCTCTTGCACCGCGGCGAGCCCGAGCTCGTCTGGCGGAAGCAGTTCGCGACGCTGAACGTGCAGGCGCGGACGGACTGGTTCAACGGCAATGGCTGCGCGCTTTGCCCGCGGCCTTACGTCGTCGATCTCAAGACGGTCGAGAGCTTGGACGACGGCGCCTTCCGCAACTTCGAAAAGGCTTTCGTCAACCTCGGCTACCATCGGCAGGCCGGCTTCTACCTTCCGCTCTTGTACGACTGCGGCATCGCCTGCACCGACTTCTTTTTCGTGGCCGTCGAGAAGTGCGAGCCATACGGCGTTGCGGTCTACAAGGTCTCGAACGCCGCGCTGCAACGCGGCCAGGAGGAAACGCTGCGCGACCTTACGCGGCTCAAGGGCTGCATTGAGTCCAACCGCTGGCCCAATATGCCCGAGGACGTGCAAGAGATCGACCTTCCGACGTGGTACAAGGAGACGTGGCTATGACGCTCAATACCATAGCTTGGCTGACGGTGCTCCTGATCGCCGTCGTCGCTTATGCGCTGCTCACCGCCCAGGATGGTAAAGGAGGGGACGAATGAAAGCCGCTGAGATCATCGCCATCTGCTCGATTATGCTCTCGGCCGGCATCGGCGCCGGCTTCTTCTGGGGCTTGCGCCAAGGCGAGCGCATCGGCCGGGACCGCGAGTGGATGGACTCGTTCTTCCGCTCGATCAAGCGGGACGCAGAGCGCCGCGACAAGGCGGGGAGGTTCAAGAAGCGATGAGCGCACGACCCAATCCCAAGTCCGAGGTGATCGACGAGATGGTCGCGCGCTTCGCGCCGTTCAAGGAAATCTTGGCCGAGGTGCGGATGCAGCAGGCCGCCGTTCGGCAGCGCATCTACAACCGAGGCTACCGACGCGAATACATCACGCACGAGGAGCGCGCGCATCTGCTGCGGCGGAGAGGGGTGAAGCTATGAGCGATCGAGAGACAGCGCCTTATCGACGCATCGCCGATCTGGAGCGCGAGAACGCCGCGCTGCGTGAACAAATAGACGACTGGGAAAATGCGGTATTGCACGCCCGAGATAATCGATCCAACGAGCAACATTGCACGTGTGTTGCTCCCCTAATCGGGAAGCTAAAACAACTGGAGCGCAAAAACGCCGCGCTGCGGGCCGAAGCCGTCGAGACGTGTGCCATAGCCAGCGTCTGGGTAACGGTATGGGGTGACAAGTTCTCAGACGCAAGCCTCCTCCGCTTTGCGGAGCTAGAGGAGCAAATCCTTGGGAGGGCGAAGCCGTGAGCAAGCCGACCATCGCCGACCTCCCCGATCGCTACCGCCTCCAAATCGCACGGCAGCTGGCGCTCTCGAAGCGGCCGAAGACGATTGCGCGCGAGCCTGACCCTGCGCCGGATCCGAAGGTCAAGCGAGCGTTCGACCGCGCGGAAGTGTTTCTGCGCGCGATCAAGGTCCGCGGGCTTCCGCTCCCCGAGTGCGAGTGGAAGTTCGAGGCGAAGCGTCGCTGGCGCTTCGACTACGCCTGGCCGCAGCAGATGGTCGCGCTTGAGGTCGAGGGGGGCGTCTGGACCGGAGGGCGGCACACGCGCGGCGCAGGCTTCGTCAAGGATATGGAGAAATACAACCGCGCGGCCGTCCTGGGCTGGCGCTTGCTGCGGGTCACGCCGGACAAGCTGGTTTCGTTCGGCACGTTTGAGATGCTGCGCGAGATTTTGGGCTTGCGGGAGCAGCGCGCAGACGTTTGATCCGCATCAACGGAGCCGTGAGAGGTTATCCGTTACCGTGAAAACAAATTCATTTCCCCGGCCGTCTGCGTCTGCATCCGTTCGTCGTTGTCGGATGCACCTCTCACCGCAGGCGGGCCGGGGTTTTTATTGATTCAAATGAAGAAGATAATTGTCGGGGTTCCAGCGCAGGCACTAATCACAATCAGCGAGACGAGTGATCGCACAATAACGCTGGCGAGAGAAGGATCAGTCGAGGGGCTAGTTCTAGACATCGAAAACGTCGCGCGGCTTGTTTACGCATTGAGGAAGATGGAGACGCAAATGAGGAAACGCCTCGATGAAGTGCAAGATGAGCAAGGGCAACGGTCTCAACCAGAGAAGACCAAATGAAAGCGCCCGCATTTCAATTCTACGCGGCCGACTTTTTAGTTGGAACTGCGATGATGAGCGCAGAAGAGGTCGGGGGCTACATCCGGCTCCTTTGCTATCAATGGACCCACGGGTCGATCCCGAATGATGAAGCCGTTCTATGCCGCCTGACCGGATGCGGTGGCAATGCGGTGGCATCAATTCGGCATAAGTTTGGCATCGATCAGGCAGGCAGCTTGGTAAACGCAAGGCTTGAGGAGGTCCGGCAGAAGAACGTTGAGTTTAAGGCGAAACAGTCCGCCAACGCCCATAAAAGGTGGGACAAGGCCAAGATTACTAAGCGTGGCAATGCCACCGCAGATAGCTTGGCAATGCCACCGCATATGCCAAACGGATGCTCTTCAGTCTTCAGTCTTCAATCTCCAAGTAATACATTGCGACCGGAGGTCGCGCAGCAGACGAAGCGGGAGGCCAAGGCGCCGAAAGAACCTAAGCCAAGGCAGCGCAACGAGCTTTTCGACGCGCTGGCTGCGTTCACGACGGACAAGCCAGAAACGCTAAACTCCAACGAGCACGGCAAGATCGCCAAGGCGCTTTCGTTGATCCGCGAAAGCCTGCCGACCGTTACGCCGGACGAAATCCATCGTCGGGGCCGCAACTACGCCAGTCACTTCCCGCAGATAACAAAGACAGCATTGGGCCTCGCGAGCAACTGGTCCTTGGCCGAGAAGCCGAAGCCAGAAGGCGTTGCCGCGTCTCAACCCGCCAAGTTCTACGGTGACAACCAACCTTGACCACGAGCGCCTGCTGCTCGCCTCCGCGCTGCTCGACGACGGGCGGACGATGCAGGCGATGCTGGGCGGCGGCATCACGCGGCGCAGCTTCTGCGATTCGCGCAACCAGATCGTCTTCGACACGCTCTCCGAGATGGTCGCGGCCGGGATGGCGACGACCGACGACGTGCTCTACGCCGAACTGATCGCCAAGCAGCGGTTCGAGGCCGCAGGCGGGCACGCCTACATCGTGGGCCTGACCAGCGCAGCGCCGACCTCGCTGAACGCAAAATACTACCTCGAGCGCGTGCTGCGCCTAGCCGTAGCGCGTGACGCCGTCCGCATCGCCCAGCGCATCGCCGAGCGCGTCGAGCAGGAGGCCGAGGCGACCGAACCGCTGGCCGAGTTGATCGCCGGCGGGGCTCGCGACCTCCTGAGCATCGCAGCAGGCTCGGACGCGGACGGCGAGGAATCCTGGGACGAGCTCGTCGAGCGGGCCAAGGTTGAGCTCGAGCAGAAAATCCTCGGGGAGCAGCGCCGCGAGTTGATGCCGTTTCCGTGGCCGATCTGCAACCAGCGGTTCGGCGAGATGGAACGCCAGCAGCTGGTCGTCATCGCCGGCCGATCCTCCTCGGGCAAATCCTCGCTCGCTCGGCCGATCCTGGCTCACCTCGCGAACCAAGGGCGCCGTTGCTACTACGTGACGCTCGAGGTGGCGCCGCACAAGGTGCCGCTCCAGATCGCGGCCTCGCTCGCCGGCGTTGGGCTACGGCGCGTTTACGCGGAACACCCAGCCTCGCAGGCCGAGATCCGCAAGGCGCTCGTCGAGCTCCGCGGGCGGCACGTTACCGTATCCAGCCGGGACTCGTCGCTCGCGCGCATTGAGGCACGCGCTCGAGCGCTGCACGCCGGCGGCGGGCTCGACGTGCTTTTCGTGGATCACGGCGGGCTGGTTAAGGAGATTTACGAGGCCAAGGGCAGCAGCGAGAAGGTGAACGCCTGCGGGATGGTCACCAAGACGCTCAAGCGCCTAGCGCGCGACCTCGACATCCTCGTCGTGATGCTCTGGCAGCTAAATCGCGAGAGCGCCAAGGACGGCAACCGCGAGCCGAACGTGACCGATCTCAAGGACAGCGGCAGCGTCGAGGAGGACGCGGACAAAGTGATTTTGATCCACCGACCCAACGAGGACGCGATCACGGGCCAGCAGCAGCGCGACACGGACTTTGAGGCTGATCGGCCGCGGTTCTTCACGAACGTCATCCAGGCCAAGGGGCGCGACGACGGCACCGCCGCTCAGTCCTTCTATTTCACGCGGGCAACCGCAACCTTCAACCCAGCAACGAGATGAACGAA